TCGAGGGCGCTTCCGATGTGCGTTGTCGCCTGGTTGACCAGACGATTAACGAACTAGTCGTGCTGATGGTGTCTTCTTGGAATCTTGCACGTCTGCGAGTTTCTGGTACAGAGTATAACGACGCTTCTACTGCCGGGTCTATCCAGAACCTTGCCAACTGGGTTATTAATAACCGTATGAAGGCTGACCTGGCGCGTGAGGCTGAACTTTGGGCGCAGTACACTCAGCAGTTCGGTTGGTCTGCCGTCCACATTGGCTGGGAACGCAAGTTAGGCATCCGTAACTCTACGATCACGACAGGCGAAATCCAAGCCCGTGGTATGAACGGTGACCAGATGGCTATTGAACTTTTTGGCTCGCTCCAAAACACGGGTGCATCCGACCTCACAAAGTCGTTGTTAAGGGCTGTATATAATGTAGCCGAATCCGAAGTGGAGCGAGTCTCCTATGAACTGACACGGGCCGGTACTTCGACCTACCGGGAGCAATACACGGTTTCTAGTAGCCCAGCCGTAGCTGCGCTTAAGCCGTTTGACGAAATTGCCTTCCCTCCCGAAACCCTAGACCTCCAGGATGCACGTGTTGTATTCCGTCGGGTACATTACACGGCTGTCGAGCTGCGTGAGTTCATCGAAACCGATGGCTGGAGTGAGGAGTTCGTTGAGGAAGCCGAAACTGTTACTGGCAAGTCCTCTTGGTATGCAGACCCTAATCTCATCCCAAGCACGACCAACGTAACCAATACGCTTCACCGCGCCGACAACTTGGTCGAGATCGTCTACGCCTATACCCGCCAGATTGGGCCGGACGGCATTCCAGCCATCTACTACACAGTATTCTGCCCACAAGTCCGTTCTGAACTGTTCGCTAAACACGAATTGCTTGAGTACGCCCACGGTCAGTATCCATTCGTTGAAATGCGTCGTGAGCATCTCCGTCGCTCTATTATCGAGTCCCGTGGTGTCCCGGAACTGGCTTACACCGACCAGTTGGAAATCAAGGCACAGCACGACTCGATCCGTGACCGCACAGCCTTTGAGACTCTCCCGCCTATCAAGGTAAAGAAGCGTCTTGGCACTCAGAACCTCATCCAGCCAGGTGGTCTACTGCCTGTAACTACTCCAGATGACTATACGTTCCTTTCGCCTCCTACTGGGAATCCGTCCCTTGCGTTTAATCTCATTGACCGTGTTGAACAACGCAATGCTGCTTACTTTGGTTTGTACCACGCCAATATTCCTCCAGTTAAGACTCAGACTACCCAGCAGTTCTTGGTGAACAACTGGCTTAATGCCTGGAGCAAGGTCACCAAGCAAATCATCTCGCTGGCGCTCCAATATATGGAAGGCTCTGAAATCGAGCGTGTCTGCGGTCAACCCATCGTAATCAGCCCAAATGAAATCTGCCAAGCCTATGACTTCAACATCTCGTACAACATCAAAGAACTCGACACCGACTATGTCTTGGAAAAACTTAAAGCAATGGCTTCCTTTGTTGTCCCGATGGATGCCGGTGGTGTTCTCAACCGTAATGAACTTGTTACCCGCTTCGTGGAAGCCATCAGCCCAGAAGCCTCCAAGTCGCTCATCCTCGACCAAACAGCTGCGTCCCAGAAAATGTACGAGCAAGTCCAAACGGACTTTGCCAAGATGATGCTTGGGATGGAAGCCAACTACGTCGAGAACGACCCAACCGCCAAGACCAAGTTGCAATACGCCCAAGACATTATGCAGAAGAACCCGAAGGCTCAACAGGCTGCCCAGCAAGACCCTCAGTTCCAGGCTCTGCTCCAGAACTACTTCCAGAACCTCCAGATGAGCGTCAGCCAGCAGGACAACAAGACCATTGGTCGCCTTGGCGTTACCCCGGTAGCAAACAAGTTCGGTCAGCAACAGCAGGGTGGTCAGCCTGGCGGTCAACAGGGGATGATGTAATTTATGGCTAAGACACTAAACGAACATAAACGCTGTCTCTCCTTTGAGAGCAACGAGGTCTTTGACGCAGTCATTGCTTATTTGGATGCCAATATTGAGGGCGAGGTAGATCGCGCCATCTCGTACAGCATTGAGGGCGAAAAGCGTATCCACGGCTGCGGACGTGCCGAAAGCCTCCGGGACTTCAGAGACTTGCTCTTAAGCGAGAACATTGACGCTAAGGCCGGTAAGTACGGGTCGTGAGTTAAGGCAGAACTTGCCAAAAGTTACAAACACGGGTTCAGCCCATTGACACCACTTGAAATGAGGGGTTATTCCTCATACGCCCCTGGGAGCGACCAATCCCTGTTATGCCAGATAATAAAAGCGCCGATATCGATACGGCCGAAAATAATACCGAGGTACAGTCTAACGCCTACTCCACAGGGCTAAATGAGGAAACTCTTTCGGATGCACTCCGGAAGACTCTGTTTGCCGATCCGGTGGAACAGACGGATGAAGCCCAGTCCGAAACTGAGGGCGAAGACCAAACGGAGGTCAAGGATGATACTGTAGAAGAAGCCGACAACGCTGAAGATACAGAGGAAGTCCCCCAGGCCGAGGATGGCGACGAAGTTCATTCACAGGAAGCACAAAACGACGAGGGAGACAGCGATCTCTCTAAGGGTGTGCAGAAGCGTATCGACAAGTTAACTGCAAAGCGAAAGCAAGCAGAAGAGGAAGTCGCCAATCTCCGTAAGGAATTGGATGCGCTGAAGCAAACGGTGACCGAGTCACAGCAATCGAGCGAGCAGAACAATAATAGCGTCAATGACGCAGATAATCCGTTCAACTCGTTAAAATCGAAGGCTGAAGTTGACAAGGAAGTCGAACAAGCCCGATGGCTGCGCTATAAGTGTATGGAGAACCCAGAAGGGTTCTTCCTAGGTGAGAGTCAATACGGCTCGGATGACGTTAAGCGTATGTTGGTTAATTCTACGAAAGCAATCGAAGAGCATCTGCCCAGGCAGCTTGCCAAGATTGAAACGGAGAATCGAATCCGACCTATTGCTGAAGCAAATTATCCGTGGTGGAAGACTCCAGCCTCGAAAGAGTACCAAATGGCTCAACAGATGCTTAAGACTGCTCCGCAGCTGCGTAACTTCCCAGATTGGCAAATCTTTATCGGTGATGCCATCCGGGGAATGCAGACACGTGAGGGACAGGCGAAAGCCAGTTCCAATAACACAAGCAAGTCGAAATCATTACCGCCCGTCCGTTCTACTGCTACACCAGCCAAGACTACCTCTTCCGAAGCAAGAGCAAACCAGGCTCAAAGTCGATTCGCAAAATCGAACTCCGCTGATGACCTCGCCAAAGTGCTACTCGCTAAAGGCTTCATCTAAACCCCTCCCTCCCCCTACCCCATAAAATACAATGGCAAAACTTCTCGAAAAAGACATCGTCAACGCTGGTAAGCGTGAAGACCTGGCTAACCTCATCGCTCTCGTCGATGCGAAGGACACTCCCTTCACGTCGATGGCGAAGAAGGGCGCACAGCCCGGTAACACCATCTTCCGCTGGCAGGCTGACCGTCTCCCCGCTACCACAACTCCGACCCCCGTCGTTGACGGTTCGGATGTCGATCCCAACTCTGGTACGTCCAACTTCACGAACGATGGTGGTACTCAGTACCGTGTCGAACTGTCGAACCGTATCCAGATCTTCCGTAAGGCTGTCCGTGTGTCCAAGTTGACCCAGGACATCGCCAACATCGCTGGTGTCCGTGACGAACTCTCCAACAACGTCTCCAAGGCTATTACCCTTGTGAAGCGTGATATGGAAATCGCTATGTGTGGCAACCAGACCGCCCAGGTTGACAACGGCACTGTCGGCTATCGTACCCGTGGTCTTGATAAGTGGCTCGTTGCCGCTGCCAACATCGACACCGTTGACCTCCCGGCTGCTGCTTCTGCCTTCTGCTTGTCTGCATCCCAGATTTCGACAGTCGGTACGGCTGCTCTCACGGAAACAGTTGTGCAGGACATCCTCACGGGTATCTACAGCCAGACTGGTCAGTTCAAGGATTACGACGCTCTCGTTGGCCCAACCCTTAAGCGCGCCTTCACGAACCTCGTGTTCACGGCTACCTCTTCCGGTAGCACGAACACCCAGTCCGTGATTCGTACCCTTAATCGTGATTCGGACTCTTCGTCCTACATCTCTTCGGTTGATGTCTTCCAGGGTGACTTCGGTCAGATTCGTCTGCACCCGTCGCTGTTCCTTAAGAACAACTTCTCTGGTTACATCATCCCGTTTGATATGGTCGAAGTCCGCTACGGTGGTAACGTCGCCCAGGTCACTGAGTTGCAAGACAATGGTGGTGGCCCTGCTCGTCTCATCGAAGCGGTTGCCGGCCTCTGCGTCTACAACCCGCTGGCCTTCGGTAAGTTTGACTTCAGCGCCTAATCCATAGGACGCTTGTCCGACATCATCCAGTCGATCTCTGAGGTTATTCCCTCCCATCTCCGCAAGGATATGGAAAGGGAACTCCTCACGGGTTGGAGGATGCAGGAAGCAGCGTCATATGCACAGGCAAAGCAGTTTGCGGCCTTCAACCACGCAAACGCAGCTAAACCAATCGAGGGGGTAGGCGAGTTGAAGGCTCGTATCCCTCTTTCTGCTTTCCATTACTGGGGTCAACGCCTTGGTTATGAGTGCTGGAATGATGAAGAGTTCACTAACGACTTCATTAGGCACAACCCGGAAATCGCTGTTAATAACCGGGTCAAGCGTTCCGTCGTGAACGGCGCTATCTTTACAGCAGACGGTTACCTCACAAAATGAGAACCACCCACTTTTCCCCTA